GCAGTGTGGTGGCGGCATGAGTGATCTTGTGTTGATCGAGAAGACGCCAGAACAGTTAGAGCGCGAAGACTTGGTGCGGCAGGCTCTCGACGCGGCTGCGAACGAGCTCGAACGGCGGTCCACAAACGAGCTCTACGCCAAGGCATTCAAGGCGGCCGCCAAGATCATCCGCTCCATGAAGTTAACCGGAGGTATACCGGATGTTAAATGACGCGGGGCCGCATACCAGCGATGGTGTAGTCTGTGCCGGTGAGCGCATGTGCCACATGCCCCGCTCAATTGGTCGCTTGGTCATCGAAGGAAAACTTCAGTGAGAGTCAACCCGCTTGGTATTCGAACGCACCGTTCACCTTGCGTCTTTAGGTTGTCTAAATGACCGACTGGAAAGCAGTACCGGACTTCCCAGACTATGAGGTCTCCGAGCATGGAGAGTTTCGCAGGAATGGCCGCCATCTTCGCGCCGAGCGCGTGAGCGGTAATGGGCGCAAGCGGTTTGCTCTTTCTCGTGGCAACAGGATCTACAGGTTCAAGGCCGCTCAAATTGTGGCCTTGGCGTTTATCGGGCCTCCGCCGTTTGAGGGCGCTGAAGTCTGTCACAACGACAGTTTCTTGCATAACAACCACTACAGCAATCTGCGTTGGGACACACACGCCGCGAACGCGGCAGATGTCAGTCTCCACGCAGCGAAATTGTGCTCGCATTCGCGCTTGCCCGCCAAGAGCGGCGATCTATTGGCCGCAGATGCGACTGCGATCTTGGCCAAGGCTTCGCGCCAACCTTAGTTTCCAAGTTCGAGCAGCGGCATTCTCTCCTGCCGACAGAGTCAACAAGCACATCTCCCCCTTAGGCTATGACCCTTGGTCGTTGCTTTTGAGGAGTGCTGCTGCTCGGAACTAATACCCGATTTGGGGATGAATTTACCCAGATTGGGTCAGTAAAGACCGCACAAAGCAATCATCGGCCAGAACATCGGCCACACGAACTGAGTGATCCATGCCAAAATTTCGCAAGAAGCCGGTCGTGATTGAAGCAACGCAATGGCATCCAGGTGTTATCCATCCGAATGTCTACGAAGATCTCGGCAAGCGCCTGAGCGATTTCTATTCGCCCGCGCCGGGCTCTGCGATGCGTGATTTGCCAGCTTACTACGTCATCACCGTTCACGAGCAGCGCGCCTACCTCGTGCCGGGCGATTGGATTTTGCCTGAGCCGAAGCCGGGTCGTTTCTACCCCTGCAAGCCTGACATTTTCGCAGAGACCTATGAAGTGGTCACTCAGTAATCATTCCAGCGGTTAGCCGCTATTCCCGCTTTCTGGGAGTCTTGTCTGAACCATGTCAGCCACAATCATCTACGGCGTTGTATTTGGAAAGCCGAAGGAGGAAGACGCCATGGCTCAGTTTTACGCCGACTGCAAACGAGATGGCGCGCCCGCAAGCCCTGACAAGATGACCGCTGACCATCCGAACGCATTTGTCACTGAAGACGGCGACATTTTTTACATGAGCCCACCAATTCAGCTCCCCTGTGACAGTGAGGCGGAGTGATCAGCATTTCGCATTGGGGGCTGATCGAGTGTGATGCCCTGAAGTTTAAGGGCTGGGTCTATGCGGTCTACGCCGATCCCCGACAATGGGGGCCAAAAGAATGGCTCAAACAGTCAAACGGTTAGCATCTCAGAGCAATGGCATTCCAAAAAGGTAAATCGGGCAATCCTGGCGGAAAGCCAAAGGACAAAGCTTTCGCTGATGCAGTGCGGGTTGCTGTTAACCGCGAAGAGCCTGACGGTCGCAAGAAGCTGAATGCCCTTGCTGAGAAGCTTGTTGATTTCGCGATGGCTGGCGAAGGTTGGGCGATGCAACAGATCGCAGATCGACTTGACGGCAAGCCCGCACAAGAATCGACGGTGACATTTGACGACAAGCGAGAGGCTACGGACTGGTCCCGTGAAGAGCTGGTCGCCTTCCTCAATGAGCGGAGAGCAGGCAGCGAGGGAACTGCTGAAGCGGACGGACGCGGCGAACAACCTGATAGCGTTCACTGAGTATACGTTTCCTCGTTACCGCACTGCCGAACATCATAGGATCATTTCAGCTCAGCTAGAGCGGGTAGAGCGCGGCGAGATAGACCGCCTGATGTTGCTGGTGCCTCCGAGGCACGGCAAATCGGAGTTGGCCTCGAAGCGGCTGCCGGCATGGTTTCTGGGGCGACAGCCTCACAAGCAGTTTTTGTCGGTGTCCGCGACTGAAGGGCTTGCATCGGACTTTGGCCGTGAAGTCAGGAACATCATCAGCAGCCCTGAATATCAGGCGGTGTTTGATACGAGGCTTGCGGAAGATAGCCAAGCCAAGGGCAAGTGGCACACATCAGAGGGCGGCATCTATTACGCGCTCGGTATTGGTGGCTCTGTTCTTGGTCGTGGTGGCGATACAATCCTTATCGATGATCCTTATTCGTCGATGCAGGACGCGCTCTCGGAACTGACGCGCAAGAACGTATGGGATTGGTATACCGGCACGGCCTACAACCGGTTGATGCCGGGCGGCTCGATTGTCGTCATCAATCACCGAATGCACGAGGACGACCTGTGCGGGCGGTTGTTAGCCCAGCAGGCAGCAGGCGGCGACAAGTGGGAAGTAGTCGAGCTTCCAGCGATTAACGACGCTGGCGAGGCTCTGTGGCCCGCCGCATACCCGATTCAATCGCTTGAGCGCATTAAGCGCAACTCTCAGGCTCGGTTTTGGTCCGCGCTGTATCAGCAGCGACCAGCGCCAGAAGACGGCGATTATTTCAAGGCTGAATGGCTAAGGCCATACACGCAGGCTCCTGCGAAGGAAACGCTCAGGGTTTACGGCGGGTCTGACTATGCGGTCACGGCGGACGGCGGCGACTACACCGTCCATGTGGTTTTCGGAGTTGATCCTGAAGGTCGCCTTTATCTGCTTGATCTATGGCGCAAGCAGGCGGCATCGGACGAGTGGGTGGAGAGCTTCTGTGACTTGGTCCTTGAGCATAAACCGATGGCTTGGGCTGAAGAGCAGGGACAAATCAAATCAGGCGTAGGCCCGTTCCTCGTCAAGCGAATGCGAGAGCGTTCGGCATATGTGGTTCGGGAGCAGTTCCCGACCCGAGGCGACAAGGCGATCAGAGCGCAGTCTATTCGAGCCAGGATGGCTCTCAACGGGCTTTACGTGCCTGTCAACGCTGATTGGTACGCAGACTTGCGGAGCGAACTGCTGAGCTTCCCTGCGGGCAAGCATGACGATCAAGTCGATGCGCTCGGGCTGGTTGGCCAGCTTCTAAGCCGAATGATTGACGGAGATAAGCCGCGCGCTGACAAGCCGCAGGCTCGCGACCGCTGGGATGCGGCGTTTGATGATGACGAGGATTCAGATAATTGGAAAACAGCTTAGCTGCTGACGAAGGCGCGAAGACCGATAAGGTCGGCACGCTCGACGTTGGCGACCTCTGCCGCATGTTTGAGGAGAGTGAAGACTCGTCCTATGGAGCGCGCAAGCTGTCAGAGCGTGACCGTGACTATGTGGACAGCAAGCAGCTCACGGATGAGGAACTGAAGGTCTACAAGAAGCGCGGACAGCCGCCGGTTATCGACAACCGGATCAAGACCAAGGTGGATTACCTCGTTGGCCTTGAGAAGCAGCAGCGGATTGCGCCGAAGGCTTTGCCGCGCACGCCGAAGCACGAAACCGATGCTGACGGTGCGACAGAGGGTCTGCGTTACGTTTCAGAGGAGCAGGACTACAACTCGAAGCGCTCTGGCGTCTGGCGCAACATGCTGGTGGAAGGCACAGGCGGTATTGGCGTCTCGGTCATCGAGTCCATCGACTATCAGGGCCAGCCCGGCGTTGAAATCAAGATCCAGCGATATTCGTGGGATCGGCTGTTCTTCGATCCACATTCCAGCGAGGCTGACTTCTCGGATGCCGGCTATCTCGGTGCTGTCGTCTGGATGGACTACGAAGACGCTTTGGCGATGTATCAGGACAATCCTGATGCGCCCGACATCCTGGATGCGACGCTCACGACAGCCCCGAGCGACACCTACGACGATAAGCCGAAGCACACGCTCTGGGCTGACAAGAAGCGCAAGCGCGTTCGCATTTGCCAGATTTGGGTAAAGCGGGACAATGAGTGGTTCTTCGCTGAATACACCAAGGGCGGCATCCTGAAGGCTGGCCCTTCGCCCTACAAGACCGACAAGGGCGAGAGCGACTGCGAGTTGATCTTCCAGTCGGCCTATGTGGACCGGGATAACAACCGCTACGGCCTCGTGCGTGAGATGATCACGTTGCAGGACGAGATCAACAAGCGCCGGTCGAAGTCTCTGCATCTGCTGTCGTCCAACCAGACGATGTACGAGAAGGGCTCAATCAGTAACGTCGAGAAGTTCCGGCAGCAGAAGGCGCTTCCGGACGGGACGATGGAAGTCGCTCCTGGTGCCTTGCGTGAAAAGGCCGTTGTGACCATCAGCGGCGCGGAGTTGGCGACGGCGCACTTCAGCTTGTTGCAGGAAGCGAAGAACGCCATCGACCTCAAGGGGCCGAACGCAACCGAGATGGGCGACAAGGCGGGTGCGGGCGGTTCTAGCTCAGCATCGGGTCGCGCGATCATTGCCAGCCAGCAAGGAGGGATGATCCAGATTGGCGATCTGATGGACAGCCTGCGCCATCTGGACAAGCGGGTATTCCGCGCGATCTGGAACCGCATTCGTCAGTACTGGACCGCTGAGAAGTGGATCCGCGTCACCGACGATGAGCAGAACGTGAAGTGGGTTGGCATGAACGTCGATCCGGCGATGGCTCAGCAGTACATGCAAGACCCTGAGACTGCCGCGAAAATCAAGGGCGTGGTTGGCAGTGTTGCTGAGCTGGATTGCGACATCATCATTGATGAAGCGCCGGATAGCCTGACGCCGCAGCTTGAGCAGTTCCAATCGCTGGTTGAACTCAAGAAGTTCGATACGGACGGCGAAATTCCCTTCAAGTCGATCGTTCGCGCCGCCCCGAACCTCAAGGGTAAGCAGGCAATCCTTAACGACATGGAGCAGATTGCCCAGCAGAAGCAGCAGGCGAGCCAGCCGACGCAGCAATTGCAGATGCGCGGTGCGCAGGCCGAGGTCGCGGAAACCGAATCCAAGGTGGCTCTGAACGTCGCCAAGGCCCGCAAGGAAGGAATGCCCGAGCAGGGCACACTACAGCCGCCGGAACAGCAAGAGCCATTCGCCGCCGAAAAGGTCATGGCCGAGATCGAAGCGTTGCTAGGCAAGGCTGCGCAGAGCAGGGCAGCGGCCAAGAAGACCGACATCGAAGCCGAACTGGCACCCATGCAGGCCATGCAGGCCATGCACAGTGCGCGCATGGATCGAGACAATCTCAAGCTGTCAGCGCGAAAGCCAGCAGCTTAACGAACACCGTCGCCGGGTTACGGGCGTTTGAGACGATGGCTCATTAAACATCGGATGCCGCCGATCCTCGGGCGTATCTGACCTTTCAGAATAACAGGAAGCCACATGACCACTCTGGACAATATCTTGTCCGGGCAGAGCGATGCTGTGTCCGAACAACCCGCTGTTGAAGAAAACGTATCGCAAGTTACTGAAGGCGAAGGCCAGCAGCAGCAGATCGACAACGACGAGGATCAAGCAACGGATGTGAACGGCCAGCGAATGGTCCCACACGCCGCGCTCCACGCCTCGAAGGAAAAGGTCAAGCGTTACACTGAGCAAGTTGCCGAGTTCGAGAAGTCCATGGGTGGAGTTCGCGAACAGAATGCAATGCTAACCCGGCAAGTCACCGAGTTATTGCAGCGCATTCCGCAGCCGAAACAGGAACAACAGCAAGCGCCAGATCAGTTCGAGGATTTCCCCGGGGCCACTCGTCATGTGGTTGGACCGGAGTTTCAACGAATTGAACAGCAGCTTCTCGCCATCGCCAAGGATACGGCGGTTACTCGGTTCACTGAGGAAAAGGTGGAAGAGGCTGAACGAGCATTTCTAGCTGCCTTTGAAGGCAAAAAGCTCGATCCGGCGGATTACCAGAAAGTGGTTGGCAGCCCTAACCGTTATGCGGCGGCTGTCCAGTGGCATCAGCGCCAGCTTGCTCAAGCAGAGATCGGTGACGATCCAGCGGCCTATCGGGCCAAGCTGGAAGCCGAGCTGCGCGAGAAGTTAACGGCAGAACTCACGAACGGCGATCAAGCGCAGACGCAACAGCGTCCCGCAGTGATGCCGTCGAACCTCGCAACAGCCCGCAACGTGGGCAATCGCGGCGGCCCGGCTTGGTCTGGCCCTGCATCCATCGATGACATCTTCAATCGCACACGCTCGGGCTGAAACCCCGGCGCGGTTGCCGGTGTCTGTCCTGAAAGGATAATCACCAATGGCTGACACTCGTGTAGCCTCTGGTCTCACTGTCGAACAGTGGGACGAAAAATACTTCACCGAATACCTGACCGAAAACCGCTATGCCGGCGAAATGGGTACGAATGAAAATTCAATTATCCAGGTCAAGGAAAACCTGACCAAGAAGCCGGGCGACCGCGTTAACTTCGCGCTCGTCAACAAGCTCTCTCAGGATGCCATCACGGGCCGCAACGTCCTTGAGGGCAACGAAGAGGACATGGCCTCCCGTTCGTTCGAGGTTGCCGTTGACAAGCGCCGTAATGCGGTGCGCGTTGCGGAAATCGACGAGCAGTTCTCTGCCATCGGCCTGCGCGATGCAGCCAAGTCGGTCCTCAAGGATTGGTCGCTCAAGGACACCGAGCGTCTGATTTCTCGGGCGCTGGGCCGCATGAGCAACGGCACCTCGTCGGTTGACATGACCGTTGCGGACATCACCACGGACGGCGGCACCGTTGCCGACGTTTGGTTGGCCAACAACAGCGACCGCGTGTTCTTCGCCAACAGCGCCTATGCGGCGACTTCGGGCGATCTGTCTGCGGGCCTTGCCACCCTCACGAAGGGCACGGCGGCTGAACTGCTGACCACTGCGAACCTTGATACGATGAAGTTTATTGCGCTCAATCGTGCGAATCCGAAGATTCGTCCGATCCGCACTGAAGCCAACGGACGGCACTACTTCATCGTCTACGCGCATCCGCTGGCGTTCCGAGATCTTCAGTCGAACGCGGCGATCCAGCAGGCGCAGCGCGAGGTCCGGTTGGAGATGGAGAACAACCGCCTGTTCAAGGGCGGCGACCTCCACTGGAACGGAATGATCATCAAGGAAGATTACGACCTTTATGAGTATTCCACCCTGACCGGCCTTGGCGATACGTCCACGGTCGCTCCTGTCTTCCTGTGCGGTGCGCAGGCGGTTGGCGCGGCCTATGCAAAGCGTTGGACCTCGAAGGAACAGACCTTCGACTACGGCGACAAGCGCGGCGTGGCCATCGAGTCGATCTATGGCATCGACAAAATGCGCTTCGGCACTTCAGCCGGAAGCGATACGGGCACCCCCAAAGACCACGGTGTTGTGACTGGCTTCTTCGCCAGCTCGACCGACGCATAAGGAGCCTGACACATGGCTATTGGAACTGTCTCTTCCGCTCAGGTTGCCTCTGGCAAGCCTGTTGCGGGCCACGGCTTTGCGGGCAACCTCAAGGTCGCTTACGGCACGTATAACATCGGCTCTGCGGTTGCGCAGAACGACGTTATCCAGATGTGCCGCACGCCGAAGGGAGCCGTCATTCTTGACGTTTCCATTTTCGGTCAGGACATCGACACCGGCACCGAGGCAATGGACTTCGATGCTGGCTATGCGGCGAACGGCGTGGATGCTGCCGACACCGATGCTTGGGGCGTGTTCGTTAACGTCACGGGCGACGGCATTGGCAACGACACGGCAACCGTTCGCCTGTTCGGCGCGGGCGTTCTCGCGTCGGGTGGCCCGAAGACTCTGGCCGCTGAAACCGTGCATCAGATCATCTTCAATGCTGCGGCGAACGCCGGCGGCACGGGTCGTCTGAACATGCTGGTTTACTACATCGTTCCGTAAGGAACTGCGGGGAGGGAGCTACGGCTCTCTCCTTTTTCTCTTTTGAGGGCATGGCATGGCTAGCACCAAGACCGCAGAGGAGCTTGTCCACAAAGTGGCGAGCATCCTTGGTAAGCGCGTTGCGGGCGAGGCTTTGGGCCAGCCTGAATACGATACGATTGATGGCAACATTAACGCCGTCTTCGATGAGATCGAGGAAATCGTCTACATCGGTGATCGGGATGAGATACCGGGCCGCTTGTTCTATACGCTGGCAAGGTTGGTGGCGGTTCACTCAGCGTCGGACTTCTCTGCTGCGGACGTTGACCTTGCGCAGGTGACAAAGCACGAGAATCGATTGCGGTATCTTGTGTCTACTGATCCGACGTTTGAGACCACGAAAGCGGTCTACTACTAATGACCGCTGTACCGTTTCCACTTCTCTCGGCTCCGGGACGCAAGGCGCAGACCGCAGGCGGGCGGCTGATTAACTGCTTCCCTGAAAAGTTGAGCGGAACGGCGGGGCAGGAATACGTTTACTGGCGCGTGCCGGGACTGAAGGCGTTTGGCACATCTGGAGATACAAACTTTCGTGGTGGGCTGACCGTAGGTAATACGTTCTACGCGGTCATCAATGACACAGTGTACGAATACACATCGGCTGGCGGCGCTGGTGTTGCGCTTAGTGGCACAGTGCCGGGAACTGTTCCGGTCATCATGGCTCGGGATAATGCCTCAACGCCCCATATTGCCATTGTCTCGCCCGGTGACGGTGTGGTGCAGATTGCGAGCGGCGCGGTGTCCGCGTGGCCTGACGCCGACGTAGGCCAGCCTAACGCCGTCGAGTTCATGCGCGGCGCGTTCTTCTTCACTTACGGTGACGGGAAAATCCGCAACTCCGGCATCAATTCTACCTCGATCAATACGCTTGACGTTGCGACCGCTGAGAGCAAACCGGACACGCTCTATCGTCCGATCCAGTTGGGCAACGGTCAAATGCTCATGGTCGGCTCCTCCTCTTCGGAGGTCTGGGGCGGTCAGTTCAACGATACGGGTTTCCTGCTTAGCTACATTGCCACGATCCCTCGCGGGATAGTCGGACCCTACGCGATCACCGGCTCACAGGACGGCTGGGGCAAGGGCCTGTTTGCTGTAGGCGACGACCTGAAGGTACATCGCCTCGATGGCTATGAGTTCACGCCGATCTCGCCGGTTGAGGTTGATACGCTTATCGAGGCGGAAGCGGATCGTACTGCGATTAGCGTTTCGGCGTATGTGGCGCAGGGAAGGGGCTACGTCGTAGTTCAGTCCCCAACGTGGTGTTGGGAGTTTGATACGGTTTTGCAAAGCTGGCACGAGCGCCAGAGCCACCTGCTGACCTATTGGCGCGGGATGTACCCGGCCAATGCTTTCGGCAAGTGGCTGTGCGGTGATCGAAGCTCTGGCAATATTCTTGAGGTCAGTTCGACAACGCATGACGAGATGGGCGACCCGCTGCGTATGCGGGTTGAGACTGGTCCGCTTGGTGGTTTCCCCAAGCCGCTGCGGATTAACGCAATCGAATTGTACCTTACTAAAGGCGTTGGCATCGCGACTGGCACAGACCCGGTGCAGACCGATCCTGACATTGAGATTTCTGTTTCGCGCGACGGAGGGACAACGTGGAGCAACGGCAGGCCGGTTAAGGCTGGCAGGCAGGCCCTATCTGCCGGACGAGTGCGGTCATCAATCTGGGGGCAGGCCGACGTTCAGGGTATTCGCTGGCGCTTCGATGAATCAAGCTCGGTCCCGTTCGGCTTTATGGGCGCGGACATGCAAGAGGATGCGCTGCGCTAATGGCCGTCCGCAAGATCATTATACCCGGTCAGAATGTCCCCATTCAGATCGGCAACTCCATCAACCCCGATTGGTACGACAAACTAAAGTTTCTGGAACAACTCGGCCCGTTATCTGACATCGACAACACGGCGATCCTGGCTGCGATTGCGCTCAAGTCCAATACACTTCGCACGATTAACGATCAGACCGGGACGACATATACATTCGCGCTAGCTGACAGCGGCGCGTATTGCCGGCTCACAAACGGCAGCGCGATCTCGGCGACTGTGCCGCCTCATACCAGTGTGGCTTTCAGTGCCGGCACGCAGATCGATCTGATTCAGGGCGGCGCAGGAAAGCTGACGATAGCGGCGGGTAGCGGGGTCACAATCAATTCACTGAATGGCAGCAAAGCTCTTTCAGGTAGATACGCTGGCGGCACGCTGATTCAAACCGCCGTGATCGATACTTGGGACTTGGTAGGAAGTTTAATCCCGTGAGCCGGTTTGGAATGGGGTTCACTGGAGCGGGCGGCGTAGCGGGCAATGATGCCTTTACGAAAATACTTCTGCACATGGACGGCGCTAACGGCAGCACGACATTCCAGGATGTGGCCATTGGTGCGTCTACATCGAGGCTTTGGACTGCCGCCGGGGCTGCGGTTGATTCAGCGGCTGGTAAGTTCTCCGGAGGGATGAAGGGGTCGTATATCACCACCCCTGCGCATTCAGACTTCGATTTAGGCAGCGGCCTGTTTGCTGTTGATTTCTGGGTGAACCTAAGTGGGAGCGGTGGAACATACTATCTGGCAGGCCCGGTAAATTCCGGCGGGTCAGCCGGTGCGCATGACTTTTTGGTTTCCGGCGGAGCGATTTATTTTCATTTGTGGGTCGGCTCCACCCCGTATGAACTTGCTGGCCCCAACATTGCATCGGCGGGGCTGGTTCATGTCGCCGCCGGTAGGACCAGCGCAAGCACGATTCTGCTTTTTGTAAATGGTGTGCAGCAAGCCGCCCGCACCGACCTGGCGGGGCAATCCGCCAACTCGACAGTCTTTGATTACCGCATAGGCAACGCAATTCCCTCAAGCGTCATCATCGACGAATACCGACTGAGCGTCGGAACCGCGCGCTGGAACTCGAATTTCACGCCACCAATCGCGCAGTACATCTAAGGATTACACTTCATGGCTGGAACGCTTCCTTGCGCAACGAAGCTGCGCTTGTTGCTGGACTACGACAGAACTAGCGGCGCGCTGACATGGCGTCGCAGCGCGAAGCGTGGCTACAAGCCGGGGGATCAGGCGGGGTACATTACCGGCGCAAGAAATACTTACAGGGTAGTCCGCCTCGAAGGACGGCAATACTACGCCCACAGGCTGATTTGGAAGCTGGTGACTGGCTGCGATCCGGAAGGTCTTATCGACCATATCGACGGTGATGGGACGAATAACGCGTGGTCAAACTTCCGAGCGGCTAACGGGCATCAGAACGGCCACAACCGGCGGCTTAACAGCAATAACAAAACTGGCGTCAAGGGAGTTCACAAAGACGGTGAACGATGGCGCGCGATCATTAGGGCAAAAAATCAGGTTCATGACCTTGGGCGCTTTGATCGCATCGAAGACGCGGAGCGCGAGATAGCGCCGCTTCGCAAAGAACTTCATGGCGAATTTGCGAGGCTAGCATAATGGCGGGTTTCTTCGATACATTGTTCGGGGGCGGTGCGGAGCGTGAGGCTGCGGACAAAAACCGCGCAGAGCTGTCCGGCTATCTCACGAAGGGCCTCGGATATCTTGACAGCGGACTTACCAACTCAAAGGGTGCGCTGGACAACGCAGGCGGCATCTACAGCGGTCTGCAGAACAAGTATGGCGCTGGCACCGATCTCTATCTGAACGCGCTCGGCGTCAACGGCTCTGGTGCAGCGAACACCGCACAACAGTCGTTCACTAAAGGACCCGGTTATCAGGCCGGCATCGACGCCGGCATTGATGTTCTCAATCGTCGCCGCGCTTCTGGCGGGATGCTCGAAAGCGGTAACGCCGATATTGACGCGATCACCTTCGGCCAGAACGCACAGAACAAGGAATACAACGGCTGGCTTGATCGTCTCGGCGGCCTTGTAAGCCCTGAAATGGCGGCAGGTGCGGGCGCTGCTGGCAACCAGACCAATCTGGCGAACCTGTACCAGAGCGATGCACAGAACCGTATCGGGCTTCAGGGCAACGTCACATCGGGCAACGTCGGCGCAAACAACTACGAGGCTGCTGGCGCGTCTGCGGGCGGCAAAAACTTGCTGGGCGGTGCACTGTCTCTCGCGACGCTGGGCACGAGCCTTGCGGGCGGGGGCGGGCTTGGCTCCATGTTTGGTGGCGGCGGCGCTCAGTCTTCGATGAATTACGGGGGTCAGTCTTGGCCCATGTTCAAGTGAGGGCCTGATAGATGGCAATCGCTCCTTTGAATCTCCCCGGATATGCTGCGCCTCAGTCGATGGACTTCTCGTCGCTGGGGAACTTGGGGCAGGTTTACAAGAAGGCTCAGAGTGAGAGCGGCATCCGAGATGCCTTCGCTAATGGCGTCCCAACCGATGCTGCTGGGCTCGCGCAGCTTAGCGCTCAGGTCGGAGCGTACAACCCTCAACTGGGCATGTCCCTTGCTCAACTCGGGATGACTGCTGGTCAGCGCCAGCAGGAGCAGGAACGACAGGGTCGGCTGGATACGCGGCAGCTTTCGCGCGATGCCGTGTCGGACAAGCAGCACGCTGAGTCGATGGCGCTCCAGCGGGCTAATGCGGCTCGCCTAGCAGACAGAACTCCAGCAGGTTTCGCGGTCAATCCGGACGGCACCTACCGACCAATTCCGGGCGGGCCGGCTGATCCCGATTATCTCGACCGCAAGGGCGGGAGTTTGCCAGCAGGGTTTCAGCGCGATCCGACATCGGGAGGCTTGCGGCCTATTCCGGGTGGTCCTGCCGATCCGGCGTACAAGCGCACCGTTACCGATAAGCAGAACGCTCCATCAGGCTATAAGTGGGCCGATCCGAACAACACTGAGGCGGGGCTTATCGCTATTCCAGGAGGACCGGGCGAAAAGATTCCAGCAGAAGTCGCGGCACGTCTTGGCCTTGCCAAGTCGTTCCTCGGCCAACTTCCTGAAATCAGGAAGCGTGTCGAAGCTGGCGAGGCAACCGGACTTGTTGATGGCATCATGGGCGCGGCCAACATGGGCGGCTCTGGAGAAATTCGACGCCAGATCGCATCCGGTGCCGAAGCATTGCTTCGTAACCTGACCGGCGCTGGCATGAACATTGACGAAGCGAAGAAGTATGTTGCCCGTTATCAGCCTGAAATGAATGACAGTGCGAAAACGATTGGCTCCAAGCTCGATCAACTTGAGCGCGAACTCCGCTCAGTGAACGATGTGGTTAGCCAGGGCCGAGGCGGCAGTGTTTTGGAGCGACCATCAGCGACCCAGCCGAGGCCGCCAGCCTCCGCGCCCATATCACAGCAGCAATATGAATCCCTTCCGTCCGGCTCGCCCTTTACCGCGCCTGACGGCACGCAGCGGGTCAAGCCCTGATGGCGAATTGGTGGGATAGCGCGCCACTTGCAGAACCGGCCAAGACGCCGGCAGCGGCTGGGAATTGGTGGGATGCTGCGCCGTTGGCACAGGGTGACGCCAATGCAGGCTTTCAGAATCCCGTTCAGGTGAGCAAGGGCGAGACGGCTCCGACCCGCGTATCAATGGACATGACGAAAGCGCCTGACCGTGGCGCGCTTGATGCGGCGGCTCGCGGCGCAGCAAGCGGCCTGACGGCGAACTTCTATGACGAATTGCGCGGGCTGGTTGAGGCTGGTGGTGCGAAGGAGCAAGATCCGGCTTCGTTGCTTGGATTGATCCAAGGTATCTACAAAAAGACCGTTGGTAGTGAGGGCGCTGACGAGCGTTATAATACCGCCGTCGAGCGCGAGCGCGGACTGACGAAGACCGCCGAGGAGCAACACCCGGCAGCGTCCATCGTAGGCAATATCGCTGGAGCTGTTGCGCTCCCGGTTGGCGGCGCGCTGAGCGGGGCCACTGCGGCTGGCCGCGTGGCTGGTGGCGCTGCTGTCGGGGCTGGTTACGGCGGCTTGGCGGGCGCTGGTGAGGGGGACGGCGCTTTAGATCGCCTCTCGCGCGCTGGCACAGGAGCCGCTGTTGGCGGCGTATTGGGCGGCGCAATTGTCCCGGCTATCGCCGGTGCGGAGGCTATCGGGCGCGGAATCGCCAAGGTGGCATCCCCCGTAACGAATGCCTTTCGCGGTGTGCGAGACGTTGAAACAGAGGCGGCGCGGCGCGTCATGGCGGCGCGTAGCAAAGACGCTAGCACACCGAACCCAGGCCTTCAGCAGTCCGAAATAGCAGCGGCTCAATCTCGCGGACAACCCGTCGCTAATATTGATGAGGGCGGGGCCGCCAGTCTCTCGCTAGCGCGCTCATCAGCCAACACATCAGCGGAAGGTCGATCTGCGCTTGAGGCTCTTTCGAGTGATAGGTATGCGACCCAATCACCGCGCACCGTTTCGTTTCTCAAAAACACGTTCGACTATCCAGACTCCACTGCGAGCCTAGACCGCCTCCATGCCGCCGCGAAACTTCAGAACCGCCCAGCTTACGCCAAGGCATATTCTGAGGGGCAGGCAATTTGGGACGACGGCCTAGAGCAGCTTGTTCAAGCGCCTGTTGTGCAGCAGGCAATCCGCCTTGCCTTCGTCACGGGACGAAACAAGGCCGCTCTTGATGGATTCGGGCCGATCAAGAATCCGTTCGTTATGAACAGAGAGACCGGCGCTCTTGAATTGATGCCGGGAGCCATCCCGAATTTGCAGTTCTGGGATCACGTCAAGCGCAATCTCGATAAAGTTGGCGGCGGTGAGGGGCC